TGCTTGTTGTCTAACCTTTTTAAGTACCGTTTTTGTGACAGCCATTTGTGCCTCTTAAAAGTTTCTAGATGCAGCAGACGCTAATCTTGCAGCAAAATTTTGTTTACCAATAGCTTTAGTTACCCCACCTATTGCTTTAATGCTTTTAGGTACACCTTTTTGCGTATTACCTCGCTTTGAAGCAACTTTAGGATCTGTAACTTTATCCACATACGATTGATATGTAGATGATTTTAATTCATCAATTTGAGATTTGTTATCCTGTTCAACGCTATCACCCATATAACGACCTTTTTCATATCCTCTGCTGTTGGGATCTGCCTTAGGAGCAGGCGTACTTGCAGGTTTTGGATATTGTTTTGCGCTGGCTTTTTTAATGCCTTTTTCCAATTTGGCTTTTTTGGCCATTGAACCTGCATCAGTGTTATTTCGTATGCTGTCAAATTTCTTATGGCCTGCTACTTTATAATTTTGCAAAGTATTTTTTGATAATTCATCTAAGGTGTTTTTACCGTCTGGTTCAAATGAAGCAACTTGCATTGAACCTTTTGATTTGTTTGATTTCATCCATGTCTCATATTCAGACATATCATGGAATTTTTTTCCTGTAATTTTTTGCTTTATCTGATCTTTATCATTAGTTGCAAAATATTTTTTCATATCTGCTAATTTAGCTGATACGGGAGCAGGTTTTTTATCCTGTGAACCAAACGATAAATGCATCTCATCAATTTCACTTGCCATGTAATTTGAAACAGTTGAAATATAATCTTCTGCCAGTGTAATTTTAGATTGAACCCATTCAGGAAGATTATCATTGTCTTCTAACATATCATGCACTCTTTGAGCGTTCATGATAATGCTTTGTAATTGACCACGGGCCATATCGCCTTCGTAATCATATTCTGTTTTTTCTTTAGCTTCTTTAACGGATGCGGCATGATGTTTGGATAATTCAAATGTGAACTTACCAGCTTGTACTGGCATACCTGTATGAATGGCTTGATGCTTAACATCTGTACCATGAATAGCATTGGCAACAGATAAATTAGCATGAGTATGAATATTTCCTTCTGAGTCTTTTGTAATCACTAAAGGATCTTCATGCGTTGTCTCAACTTCTTCATTAACTTTCTTTGCGCCCTGCGCCATGCCACGTTTAGCTAAGTGTTTAGCTGTGGAATATCCTTGTCCGTATTTGCCAGCAACTGCGCTAAGATTTTTCTTCGGTGGATCAGGATCAAACGGAGGATCTTCATGCGCTGTTTTAATTTTTTCATTAACTTTCTTTGCACCATAAGATGCACCGAGGGCCATTCTAATGCGCTCTTCCTTAGATTTTCCTGCAAACTTTGGATTATCTGAATGCACGAAATCGTGTATCCATTTGCCCGTAGGATCAGACGACTTGAGTTTTTCCTCAAGTGTCTCAATTCTAAGATTGTTAAACTTCTTCATTTTCTTCTGTTTCTTGTCCGATTGAAGCTGCGATTTCCTGTTTCTTTGTATCCAATGCAGTGGATAATTTAAATCCCATTGCTGCATTAAATTGATTAACTGCATCGTTTGAACGATCAGCTAAAATATCATCTACCATGTTTTTAAGCGTTGCTGTAGTTTCCATAATTTTCCTTACTGTTGATTATTTATAGCATCTAAAGGTTGCCCGCCAGCGCCCAATGTAGGTGGAGGTTCAGCTTGTATCTGTTCTTCCATCTGCCCAATTTCTTCATCAGTCATTCTTAACACAGTTTTCATTACATACTGTTTACTAAAGTAAGTGCCAACATATGGTTGCATCTGATTAATAATATCTACGCGGTTACGAAGATTCTCAGAATCTTTCATTTCCTCAAAATATTGATCTTGCGCAAACTTATACTGTATTTTTTCTTTAATATCATCCCAATCTTGGTCGGTTATAACACCTGTTAAGATTAGTTGTGTTTTAAGAACATCATTAAATAATTCACTAAACTTCTTACGCAGTCTGCCAACAAATTTAGCAAACTTTAATTCATCTCTAGTAATCTCTGTTGCTCTACCAAATGAAATACCTTGTTGAGGTTGCATTCTTGATAAAGGAACATTCAATGCTTGATATAACTTATTCTGAAAGTAAGTAATATCTTCAATCTGTCCTAAGTTTTCACCCCCTGGCAATGTAGTAATTTCAGTACCTCTGCCACCTTCTCTACGAGGCAACCAAAAGTCTTCTAACATTGACATAAATTTACGATCATCTCTGATTTCGCCGGTGGCAGAATCATACACAATCTTGTTTCTGTAGCGAGCCATAATATCTTTTAGATATTGCTCAGCCTTCAATTTAGGTAAATTGCCCACATCAATATAAAATATTCTTCTTTCAGGTGCGCGAGCTATTCTATAAATGACCAACGCATCTTCCATCATCTTAAGTTGGTTAACAGGCTTAATTGCCTTGTGCAAATAACTTAAAACTACATTTTGTTCTGAATCATTTAAACCAGAAGGAACATATGTTATAGAATCTAAAGAAACTTTCAGTCCCTGATTTGTACCAGATACGGAAGTTTGCATTCCCGGGTTATAATTAATACCCTTTTCGCTATAGATAAAATATTCCTCAATTGATTTAATTAAATCAATACCCGTTTTTTGATCCTTGTCCTTTTTAACTTCTCTGACTTTGCGAATCTTTCTTGGGTCAATTTTTCTCAATTCCAAGATGCCTTTTTTAGGCGCCTTGGTATCAATAATCTTTTGATAATAAATTCTTCCGTCAACATACCACGTACGAAAAATATCAAACCCTTTCATATTAAAATCCAACAATCTTACAACAGTATTAAACTGTTCTTTAATTGCTGTTTTGATATTATCAGGTAAATCTAATCCATCAATATTAATTTGCACTGCGGCTTCATCTTCAACTGCTGCAATTGCTTCAGTTACAATTTCATCAATTGCACTAGAACAATCAGCATACATGGATGCTTCTCTGTATCGTGTTATTAGCTCCGATTCAGATTTGGCTGTGGCATCCATATTAAGGTATGTGCCAAAATAGCCACCACCTTGTACGGTTGCTGTACCATCATCAGTAACAGGAGGCACGAAAGATTGATTTCGTGCTACCTTGTTAATATCATTTACGTCGTCACGGCTAATTGTATAGCCAAACAAATTAATTGCCATTATTTAAAATCCAAAATATAAAATATTACACACTTAATCCACCAGCAACAACGCCTGGTAATATTGTAGAAGAAGCAATGCTATCAGCTGCTCTTAAACCATACTCAAAATGTTGATACTGGAATGATACCGTAAAGGTAGACAATTGGTCGTTAGCACTAAAGTCTAAACCTATCGGAGAAATATCTACTGGGAAAGCACCTAGCATTTTGTATGCTCGTAATGTTGCCCCATTTCTATCCAATTGCATTACATCCAATGATGCTTGGTATGCTCCAGGACTTGTAAATCCTGTTTTCAATCCGTTGCTTTCAATCCCATTCATCCACTCTTCTAAACCATTTCTTAGTTTAAAATCTGTGTCATTTAGAATTGTACACTGGAATGGTGCAAATACTTTATCGCCGGCCAACTTAATTTCTCTACCTCTGTAATAAACAGGAGTAGTTCCTATAGTTTGGCCTGGCAATTCAGCAATAGTAACTAAAAAGCTACTAGATTCCAATAGCTGTCTGTTATTTTGAACCCATAAAGGAAACGCAATTCTAACCTGGAATTGATTAGGACGTGCGCCACCGTTTTTAAGTTGTGTTTTGAATTGGTCTATTCTAAAATTTGATGCCATTTGTGTTCTCCGGTATTATGCGCCGACTTCTTCAAAAGAAATACTTGATCTTGTGGCAACAAAAGTCAATGTTATAAAGTTAATAGAACGAGCAGGCTTAACAAAAATGTCAGCTCTAAATTCATTTCTATCAATCACGTCACCTGTGTTATTTGTTTCGTCACAAACAACTTTGAAATCTGTAATACCACGACGACCTTGAACATCTCTTAAGAATGGTTCAACTAGATTTCTAAATTGAGCCTGGGTAAATTGATCGTTGAATTCAAACAACTGGAATTTTGCTGCTGTTGCAATAGCTTTTTCCAACACAATAAACAATCTACGAACATTAATTCTATCAAATGCGCTAGGTTTAGCTTGTAATGTTTTATCGCCAAATAATATAGTGCCTTGACCTGGGAATGTTACAACTGGATTTACACCTGCTTTATATAGAGTATCTCTATCTGTTTTTCCTGGGCTGTATGCCAATTTTACAACATTTCTAATTTGACCGCGATTATATCCGCTAGGACTGAACCATGGATCTGCTACGAAATCTGTTCTTGCACATAAACCTGCAACGTCTCCATTCAACGGAACCCAACGATATTTGTCGTTGTAACGGTCGTACTGATATTTCCAACCTGAGTCCAAAGAAGCATAACTAGAATTTACGCTAATTTGATTGTTTCTGTAATCAACAACATTTGTAGGTTGTTGAGTAGGTGAAACATTAACAACGTCTGTTATTTCAGGAGAAATAAACACCATGCAATCTCTTCTATTTTCTGCAAGTGCAACTAGACTGGACACAACCGATGTATTGCTCCATGGTCCTGCAGGAATTAAACTAACGTCATATTGTTCGTCATTTGAGAATAAGGCAAATCCGGCAATGACATTACCATTGGTAATACCTGCTGGATAAGAAACACCGTTTGTTAGTGATTTATCAACTGATGCTGATAATACTGTATATGATTTGCCTGAAACTGCGGTTGTTCCCCAAGCATTTGCACCAGTAGTTGTTCCAATCGGATGATCTATTGATAAAACATAATCAGAACTACTGTTAATTACGTCTCTGTAATAATTAGAAGAACCATTTGTATTCTTAGCATCAACTGCTTTGGATAAGAATGCGAATTTTTCTAATACTGTATTTCTTGCGCCAGACCATAGACCATCTTCATCTATGACCATTACGTGAACTTCATCATTTGCAGCATTTAATGAGCCGGCATATGTTGATGTTCCTGGAGCACTATCAAACTGACTCTGATATGTCCAAGCAATACCATTAGATGACCACGTATTTGCGTCAGCTAACACAACTTTTAATGAGTTGCCCAAATTTCCAGGATATTTTGCAGCAAATTCACCTAGGCCTGTTCCGCCCAATGAATATGATCCGTTTACAAAATCATCTTGATTTTTAATTAAAACTGCGCTAGCACTTGCATTAGCAATTGCGTTTCTTGCGGTTCCTTCATTAACAACGCGAACCAGTTGTAAGTTATTGCCGTATGATAAAAAATTAGCTGCAGTAAAGAATGATGTATATGTTTCGTCGGTTGGCCCGCCGAAATATTTTACTAAATTGTTTTCAGAATCGACGGTGGTAACTTGCCCAACGGGTCCCCATTGGAAGGCGCCAGCAAATGCGCCAGCGGAAGTAGCAACGGCAGGAACTATCGCAGATAGGTCCTTTTCTTGTACTAGTACGCCAGGTGAAAGCTGAAATGCCATCTTATTCTCCTTAAGATTTTATAGATAGTCCAATATAACTATTGATTACTATTTATTTATAAGTATCTCTTTTTAGACATTTTCCAACCAATTTCTTTTCATTTTTTTCATCTCTGCTTCGGGATCTTGACTCCACCATAAATCTTCTCCAATAACTTCGGGTTTTTCCTTTTCGGGTAACCCGTCATTCATAATACCAAATGGTGTGAGATTTTCCTCAATCTGTTTAAATTGATCTTCGTATAATACTTTTCTAAGATTTGTGTCTGTCAAATCTTTAAAGAATGGTTCATTTGTTGCCCAAGAGAACAATACCAAACACATGACCAAATCGTCATGATATCCTTCATCTGCTTTGTGTGTTCCTCGAACTTCAATAAATGTAGATATTTCCTCAATAATTTCTGCATCATGTATTAGCAATTTGGTTGCTTCAACTAAACTCTTAAATGTGGTACACCCCAATCGTTTAACTTGTTTGGTAGTTCTTACCCCCAATGTTGCTCCGGGAGTAAATCCGCCAGATAAGTATTGTCCCGATTTACTGTTACTTCCAACAAAGAATACGTTCTCATATTCCAAATCCATATACAATGAATCTGCAACTTGTTGCCCGTTATCGTTAATCTCGACCAAACAGTAAGCTTTATTAAAATCTTTTGCTACTTTATATATTATATTGGGAAACATCAACGGGCTGATTCTGTTGCTTCTGTATTTTGCTACCACTTTGTATGGATATGCAGTAATATCAATAACCGCAAATGCTGAGTAATCTCCCCCTACTCCGCGCGAGGTATCTGCTACAAGCATATAGATATGATCTTGTCCCTCGTATGTTCCGTCGTCTTTTTTGGTTGCCCGAATTGGTTCTTCTAAAATATCCAATCCATCTTTTGTATAAACGAATTGACGAGTAGACATTTGAGCAATAGTATCAGGATTAATTAAGGTATTAGATGATCCAAGGAATCTACATAAAACTTCTTGGTTGAACTTTAGTTCGCCCAACATTGATTTTTGTTCTGCTGCCCATTTTGCATCTCTTCCAGGAATTTTACTATATGGAATAAACATTGGCACAAACCCATTCAACCCCTGTTCTGCCTCATTCCAAAATTTCCAAAAGTGATTATATCCCAACGGTGTAGATGTAAGCAGAATCTTTGTGGTTTGTCCTGCAGAAATTGTGGGATAAACAGAAGTGAAAAATTGTTCTGCAACATTATTTGGAATAATTGCTGCTTCGTCAATGTACAACCAGTTTACGGATTTACCTCGAATACCAGATGAGCTTGTTGCTGATGTGAATACTTTAGATCCATTCTCAAGTTCAATGTCACCCTTGTTAAATGTTTTTACACCTTGTTGCATCCACATGGGAAGCATTTCATACATTAGTTCGTATCGAGAAAGCACCTCGCGCGCAGCTGACGATTTATTTGCCAGAATAGCAACTGTTTTGTTTTCTTGAAATAGTGTGTACCAAAGAATACATGCTGCAGCTGTAATGGTCTTGCCCTGTTGGCGGCCTTCCATCAAAATAACTTTACGATTATTTAATATAGTATGTACTTTTTCTTTTTGGCAATCGTATAGCTTAAATGGCACAAGACCATAATCCAAAGAAACAATCTGACAATAGTTCTCAATAAAATAGATAGGATCCTGCATACAACGCATTAGTTCTTTGACTTGTTCTGCGCTGTAGGATTCAACAATACCAATTGGTTTAAGATTGGGATTGCCGTTATATGATATTTGTTTATTGCTCAATTGTTTTACCGTCGTCTTTGTTTTTCAACATCTTAAATAAATCAGCAGTTGATCCAGCAAACACCACATTGTTGTTTGTTACATTCTTTGCAGATACTGGGTCATTATCTTTTAGATCTTTAACCTTTTTCTGCAGTTCAATTAAATCTTTAGCAACATCTGATACTGTTTTAATCAACTGACCCGCAACCTCATATGTTCGAGGGTGCTCAGAATTTTTAGCCAACTCAATCATATCATCCAAAGTATTTTCACTTTTATATATTAAATTGCGAAGAGTAGATCTTGCTAATTGATAATCATCTTCTTGATCTATATTTTTGCTAGTTTCAGGCATGATGGCAGGAACATTGTTTTCAGAAACAACGGGTTCAATATCAAAAAGCTTATCAAGTTCTGGTATATTTTTCATTTAAAAATCTTCAAAGGTATTAATGTATCCAAAATTATCAGTAGGTTTTGCCGTTCTAGGATCTGGCTCAACAATAACAGTAGATTGCTTATTTGTTAATGTTTCGTTACTATACGTATTAGTAACAACTTTTTTAATTATACCTTGTTTATTAACAGGACCGTAGTAATTAAGTTTCATCATAAAACTCAATGTCCATATAATGGATCGTCTATCTGCAAAACTACCTTCGTACGTATCTTCAAATGTGATGCCTTCTAATAAAATAGGTAAATCATTTTTAATTCCCATTTCAGGAATTGTTTTCATTGTTAAATTGTAATCAGGATTAAAATATGGAATTATTTGTTCTATTATTTGTAGACCATCATCTTGATTCTTGGCATATACATATAGAGATACTTGTATGTTATATGGGGTTGGCGCATATTGTGCATCCAATGAAGTGCTAGTAGAATTGATACTACGATTTTGTTGAAGAGGGCTAATTTTTCTTGCAGAATCATAAGTAAGCCCAGTCATTTCAAATGACATTCTAGGCAACACAACTTGAACAGTTCTATCATCTAAACTAGGTTGTTGTTGTATTCTGGCTAAAAATTTCTGTTTAGGTACATACGATAAGGGAATTCGTAAAGATTCCACACTTGTGCCGGTTGAATCTTTACGATCAATAGTAATACCATTGAACATATTGCCAAACGCAACAATTGCTTTTCTAGTTGTGCCCCAATAAAATCTTTGATCTAACATTATTTAAATACCTCACCAAAAGGATTTTTCTCTGTGAAATCTAAGATTTCTTCTATATTAGTATCAAAGTCTTCGTTTCTTGAGCCGGCATCAACTGCTGTTACGCTAAAGCTTTCTAATAGCATAGGAGTTGATGTGGTATATTCTAACAACATACTATCGCCATCCTCCATTAAGAATTCAAAGTTGTTAAGATTTTGATCTATTGAATCTGTGTAGGTATCAATCTCATCAACACCTGTATTGAATGCTTCGCTTGAGAATTGCATTAATTCGCACTGCATTCTAAAGACATAAAGTTTACCAACCTGATAGAATGGAGTATCTCCTTCTACCTTGCGTATTTCAAAATATGACTTTGTTAATGGGAAATATAATACGTCGCCCTCAGCTGGTCTAGCGGCCAAAACAGTTTGACCCTTACTTCCAACTTCTTTATCCCATCGACGTCTTGATACCACAAAGGATGCAGTGTCTCTAAGTTCTACACCAAAACGTGTTAATAAATCGCCTTCGCCTTCAAACCCATTTGTGTTTTCCAAATACATCTCAATTGGATACGCATTCTCATAGTGGTTTAACGGATCCTCAACCAAAATACGATCTTCATTAAAGGATGTTCGTGGGATATAATACAATTCGAAACCATAAATTTGTAGGCATTCGATTATGAGATCTTCGTAGAGATTCTGTTCCGAGGCTCTGCCTATCGGAATGCCGGATTGAAAATAATGGTTAACTGTTGCCATAATTCTATAGACTTCTATTGACTTCGGTGTTAGTATATGCTATGAGGTTAGGTGATATTAAGTATCAGCCTGTAAAAAAGTCAACCGGTAATTCAAATCTGGATTGTATTTCAGTTTCAATTTTTAGTAATTCATCTTCGGCTTCATCATATATTTTACCACCATTTAAAACAACTCCTCCAGGAAGTTGTACTCCATCAAATTTTTTCATATTTGTTCCCCATTGACGCTTTATTAAAGCAGTCGCATATCTTTTCAAGAACATGTCGTTATATACATCTGTGTATGTATCTGGATCTAATATTCTCCATGCTTCAACCACAATATTACTTCCCACATCTACATCCGCTGCCCAGTCCATATCTATGTATAGACGATTCATATGTCGATTAAAACGTACAGGTTTTACACCTACCAACGTTTGGTTAATTAATTCCAATTGTTGTCTAACTTGAGTATAGTAAATCAAATCAGTTGACATTAGGGAATAAAGGTCATTAATTAAAATTTGATATCTAATGTCAAATATATTTATCCCTGTTGATTTGTTGCTAAAAGGCAATACTCGTTCAACACCTACAACTGCGTCAGGTATAGGAATATACAAATTGGCTAAATTTTCTTGTGTGACCACATGCTTTAGGTAAACTTTTTCTACGGCGTCATAGTGATATTCTCTGTAGAATTGAAATGCATCATCTAAACGATCTTCAATTTGGTCATCGTCGACATTGATTTCAATAACAGGAGAACCTAATCTTCTTAGGCAATATTCTTTTAATTGTTCTCTAGATGTTACGTTTGCCATTATTGTGTTACTCCAGGATAAACAGTTACTATACCTTCAAAAATCTTAACAGACACATTGCCTATATTTGCCTTGGCATCATATACATATCGACCATATTTTAAATTGGCAGTTATACCGGCTGCCAAACCTAATTGTATATTGCCTGTTACTGCATCTATAATTGATGTTGTAAATGTTGCACTTGCATTTGCACTTTTGTAAGATTTGCGCATTTGACTTTTGACAGAATATCCTGTTAAATCAATAGGTGTTTTATTATTTGTAATGTATTGTAGATTGGCAGTAAAAGTACTACCTTGATCTACTACTAAATTTTTAGTTATTGCCATTTTTT